TAAATTGGAAGTATAATGATTATGATATTGTTTACACTCATTTACCAGAACATACCGGCCAATTGAAGAATCTATTTTTCAATACAACAAATATAGAGCCAACAATTATCGGATACACACATTGGACTGAGTTTAAAGAGATAACGAATTATCATTATCAAGTTGGTTTAGCACTTAATATTATTGGTTTACTACAACAACAGAAATGTGGTATCAATACAAATGCACAAAAACAACTCGTAATGAAAAATGCTAAGGAGTGGTTCAATGACTATGTTGTCAAACAATTAGATAATATTATTGAACCACATTATCTCGGATGGGAAACGCCAAACTATGAAAAGCAAACTACTGATAAAAATATAATTGTTTACAATCATAGACCACATACTTATAAAAACTATCCTTGGTTCTTAGAACAAATGGATAAGCTTTGGGAACAAAGACAAGACTTTGAAGTATGGGTTCCATTAGCAGAATCAAAAGAGAGAGAATATATTACGATTGATAAATATGATAGGTTTGGTTATTTTTCTAAATTATCTTCTTGTAAAGTTGGAGTTTGTTGTAAACAAAAGTATGAAGGTTGGGCAGTGTCTGCTACGGACGGAATGTCAGTTGGAGTTCCTTATATGTTTTCAGATGACGGAAGTTATCACGAGTTAGCAGACAAAGCAGGAATATACTACAAGAATTCAGATGATTTCCTTGAACTGATGAATAAAATATTGGATGACAAAAAATTTAGAAATGAGTATTCGGAAAAGTCATTACAAAGATTTGAAGAAAGTAAATGGGACAAACAAATTTTAAAAATTAATGATGTATTTCAAGATGCTATGAACAATTTAAGGTCAGTTAAAAAAACTGATTCATATGATAAAATTGTAAAATTTATCAAAGATAAAAAGTCCGTAACTAAAAATGACATATTAGAACATATGGGTGGTTGGGGAGTAAGAGTCAAGTTCAGTTCATATAGAAATAGATTGAGAAATGAAAAAGATATTAAATTAACAAAAAATAGATACGAGGTTATAAATAAATGAAGCAATTAACAGAACAACAAATAACAGATAATTGGAAAGACTTACGAACAATTATCAATAATACATTTAGTGGAGATAGATTAGAAAATCTTAATCAGATGTATGATTACTTTGAAGATAGGATGTGTATGGCGCCAGCAAGTGGTAGAGAACATTACCATAATGCTATGGTGGGAGGATATGTAGAACATATATTACACGTGGTAAAATTCGCACAACAAGTAAGAGATATGTGGGAACAAAATGGAGCAACAATTAATTTTACAAATGAAGAATTAGTGTTCGCAGCTCTACATCACGACTTAGGTAAAATAGGTGATTTAGAAAATGACTATTATATTCCAGAGGAAAGTGATTGGCATAGAAAAAATCAAGGTAGTATTTATAAACATAATCCAGAACTACAATATATGACCGTATCAGATAGGTCTTGTTGGATATTAGGACATTTTCAAATACCAATGACTGAGTGGGAATTTCTTGGATTAAGATTAACTGACGGACTATATGAAGAAGCAAATGAAAAGTATTACAAAGGATTCAATCCACAATGGGAATTGAGAAGTAATATTGCTTACATCTTACACCAAGCAGATATGATGGCAACCCATATTGAATCAGACCAATGGAAACGAGGTGATAAGGTTGAAAGTGCTAAGGTTCAAAAGTCAGTAAGTAAAATTAAAGAAGCAGTTGATAAACAAGTTGATAAAAACAATGAGGTAAAAGAAAAGTTCACCAAATCAACAGACGCAAAAGATATATTTAATGAACTATTTGGGGAGGCAAAGAAATGATTTACTTTTTAATATTATTTATTCTCTTGACTTTGGTTGAAGGTTATGTTATATTTAACCTTACAACAAAAGTTGAAAAATTAGAAACTTGGGTAGAGGATTATGCACAAAGAATAATTGAAACTCAACGAGTATTAAAAGAGATTGATAGTAAAGGAGACTTTGAAGCAGATGATGAAGTCGGAGTTATCTTTACATCAATCAAAGAAGCAGTAGACGAGTTAAACGAAATCACAGAAGAGGAGTTATAATGCCAAGAAAAGCAAAAAAGGGTTCACCAAGATATTACTTTCACCAAGGAACAGAAGACGCAATCATTAGACATAATAAAGAAACTCGTCCACACATTAGAGAACGAATCTATAACGAACATATCAGACAACCATTTGAAAAGTTGGCAGAAAATATTATTCATACTTTTAAGTTTTACTACTTTGATGTTCCGAGCACAGATGTAATGCACGAAGTAGTTAGTTTCTTGTATATGAATATGCATAAGTTTACAGAAGGTAAAGGAAAGGCATTTAGTTATTTCAGTATTGTTGCCAAGAACTATTTGATTTTACACAATAATAACAATTATAAAAAGATGAAACAAACTGATAGTGATGAGGTTACGGATTATAAACGAGACCCAATGACTGAAGCATCAAGAGCAGATTTAGTTCAAGCAAAAAAAGAATATGTTGATTTATTTGTTGAGTATTGGACAAACAACTTAACTACGGTCTTTAAAAGAAAACAAGATATGGATGTTGCAAACGCAGTATTGTATCTTATGGAGAATAGAGAAAATATTGAGAACTTCAATAAGAAAGCATTGTATATTTTGATTAGAGAAATGACCGATTCAAATACACAACATATAACTCGTGTTGTAAATGTAATGAAAAAACATCACACCAATCTACAACATAATTATTTAACTACTGGTTCAATAGAAACCAAGTGGACAGGTAGTTGGGATAATTTATAACAGATTTAGAGGGTAATATGTAAAGCCGTCACCGTGAGGTATTATTACCCTTATAAATGTAACAAAGGGCAGTATTTCTACTGCCCTTGTAATTCCACCTTTATTTATTGAGTAATCCAAGTATCACTATAAGTGATATAAAGCCAGCAAATCCTGCATTTGATATAGTATTTACTAACCCTATTAAATTACCAACAATATCCATACCTAAGAATCCCCCTACAAATATTAATTGAACGAGAACACCTAAGCCGATTATGTGAAGTAGCACATCTTTAATTCCACCTACTGCTTCCATAATCATTTTGATTGTGTCTTTCATTTAGTTTCCCCCTTTAAAATGAACAAAAAGTCAGTTTTCACCGACTCGTATAATAACTATATGTAAATCTAACAAAAAGTTTGTGGTATATAAATATATATCCCTATTTTTTAACAACTTACTATTTATTATTAGATAAATTACATACAAAATTATGGCAAACGATTACGAAATATTCAAGGGAAAAACCCTATCAGATGTCTTTAAAGACATATACGATAATTCCAAAACCAATAAACAACAATTAGAAGTATTGATGAAAGAGGTGGTTGGATTTATTAAGGATGGAGATACAGCCATTCAGATTATCCCTATGCTAAAAGAGTATTTAGAAATCAATGTCAAGAACGACGAACAACTTGTTAAGTTGGCAACTATCGTTCAAAGAATTACAGCAGCTGAAAAAAGAATATCAGATTCAGGAGATGAATTTGGTTTATCAGAAGCAGAAAAAGAACAATTGATGAATGCAATAGAATCGGATGTTCAAGAGTTACAAACAAAACAAGATGAAGTCTTGTCGACAATCAATAAGGAAAACTAATGATAATAACATTTGAGCCCGTAGAGGTTATGAGTGTCCATAGTGATACTTATGACGAAACTCTTGTTGGAGCTATTGAAGGTAGAGCAGTTGTTACACAACAAGGTCAAGAACTACCAACAACATATTATCCATTAGATGCTAATGTGTTTCAAATGCCAGTTAGAGGTGAACACGTTTTTGGTTGTGTTTATGCAGGAAAACATTATTATTTTTCTAAAGCAAATTTTCTTAATAAAGTAAATAACCCGAGACGAGGCACAAGTGGATACTTAACAAAAGGTTTAGATGGTGGTGTAACAGATAGACAATCTGAATCAAGACCTTATGGTGCTTATTTCAAGTCAAGTTTTCGTGCAAAAAAACTATGGTTAAATGAAGGTGATACAATTATACAAGGTAGATTTGGAAACTCAATTCGTTTGGGAAGTAATCAAGTCGAAATGTATCGAGATGAAGAAGCACCAGATTATACGGAATCACCAAATATAAAAATAGTGGCTGGTGGATTTACAGAAAGACCACAATATTATGAATCACTAAAAGAAACAGAAGTAAATCAAGATGATATTATCGTTAGAGAAGAACAAAGTTCACTTTACTTAACAACAAATGAGTTTGTTGATTACAAAGAAATATTAAGTAAAGAAAAAATATTAACTTCTGATAATTATAATAAACCACAAATAATACTACAATCCGATAGACTTATTTTTAATTCAGTCGGAGAGGGTTCAGATGAAAATCACGAAGGTGGAATTGGTTTATTTGCAAAAGATACAATAGAAATAAAATCAAATGAAAATGTTGAAATAGATTCTAATAAAAAAATAAATCTTGGTAACGGAAGTCATCAAGCAGTATTGGGTAATGATGATTTTCAAATAGTAGTTGATACGGTTCTTGATATGAAAATTTCAGAAAATGAAACAGCAATAACAGAAGAACTTACAAAAAGTGGTGGTAGTCCAACACCAAAGAGCGTTCAATTAGCTAACGAAAATATAAAATTAAATGGTATTAAAACAGATAAAACTTATTTAAGTAATAAATTGAATATCGAATAGGAGTAAAAATGAATAAAGATAAATTATTAAAAGTAATCGAATTAGTTGTTCGTAAAGAAATCAAAAAACAACTGACTGAGATATTTATTAATGATAAAGAAGAAATCAAATTAGCAGAAGTGGTTTCTAAACCAAAATCAAAAGTAGTAAAGAAAAAATCCAAAAAACAATACACGAAAAATCAAGCATTAAACGAAGTATTGAACAACACAAACCCATTAGGTTCAACACAAGAAACTGATGACTATCCAACATTGGGCGGTGGAGTATTAGGTTCTGACAATATGGCAGAGGTGTTAGGATATGGAGACTTGGGTCGTGGTGGAGATAAAAAAAGAGCGAGAGAATTTGGGGCAGTAGACACAATTAAGAAAGCAGGTGTGTCAGTAGACCAAGTTCCTGAAGATGTTCAAAATGCATTGACTCGTGATTATTCTGGCTTAATGAAAGCAATTGATAAAAAGAAAAAAGGTGAAGGTAATTACAGACCATAATGAGTGTAAGAGAGACAGATAAAAATGATGACATATATGTTGGAATAGAGTTTCCATTAGGATATAGTCCTACTGGCTTTTTCAATCCAACAAAAACAATTAGACAACAGGCAAAATCTAATATTAGAAATTTGTTATTGACACAAAAAGGTGAAAGAGTATTTCAGCCAGAATTCGGAACAAACTTACGAGGTCTATTATTTGAACAAATTACAAACCAAACAATAGATAAAATAAACGATACAATTATCGAAGCAATAAAAAATTGGTTACCTTATGTAATAGTAAATGATTTATTTGTGGTTCAACCAGATGAGAATCCAAATCAAATTTCTATTTCTTTAGAGTATTCAACAACGATTGAACCAGATGCTCTTGATTCTATAACCTTTGATATTCAAGTAGGAGAATAAAATGGCTACAAATGTAGACTATCAAACAAATAAAAAAATGGTAAAAAAAGATGTAAGTTATCTCGGTAGAGACTTCTCATCAATAAGACAAAATCTTATAGAGTTTGCAAAAACTTATTTCCCTAATTCATATAATGACTTTAATGAAGCATCACCAGGTATGATGTTTATTGAAATGGCATCGTATGTTGGAGATGTATTGAACTACTATGTTGATAATCAATTTAAAGAAACATTATTACAACACGCAGAAGAAAGAAAAAATATTTTTGATATAGTTCAAGCATATGGATATAAACCAAGTTTAGCAATTCCATCTACGGTTGAATTAGAATTAAGTCAAACTTTACCAGCAAAAAATATTAGTGGTGAATATTTTCCAGACTTTGATTATGCAGGAGTTGTTTCTGCAAATGGTATAGTATCATCAGAAACCGCAATAGACTTTACATTATTAGATGATGTTAACTTTAAAACATCAAGTTCATTAGATACTTCAAATGTAGAAATAGCAGCAGATAACGGAAGTATTCCAACATTATATAGAGTAACAAAAAAAGTTTTAGCAAAATCAGGAACAACTACATCAGAAGAATTTACATTCACATCAGCTAAAAAGTTTGATAAGATTGTTTTATCTAATACTAAGGTTACAGAAATTATATCGATAGTTGATAGTAATGGAAACAAATATTACGAAGTTCCTTTTTTAGCACAAGATACAGTATTTGAATCAATAGAAAATACGAGTCTTAATGACCCAACACTTTCTGAACACTCAATGGACACACCATATTTATTAAAACTAATTAAAACAGCTAGAAGATTTACAACTTATGTTCGTGAAGATAATAAAATGGAAATAAGATTTGGAGCAGGAGTTAGTGATAATGCAGATGAAACATTAGTTCCAAATCCAGATAACGTTGGTTCGGCATTAAGTTTTGGAGTATCACATTTAGATACTGCATTTGACCCAACTAATTTTATGAAAACAAGAACATTTGGTTTAGCACCAAGTAATACAACATTAACGATTACATATCGTTATGGTGGAGCAGTAGAACATAATGTTAGAAGTAATTCTATCACATATCTAAAAGATATAACTTTCACCGTACCGTCAAGTGGCTTAGACTCAGATAAAGTTTCAACTGCTCAAAATAGTTTAAGTGTAATAAATCCAGAGGCAGCATCAGGTGGAGCAAGTGAGGAATCATTAGTAGAAATAAAACAAAATGCAGCAGGTTATTTTAATGCACAAAATAGAGCAGTTACACAAGCAGACTACATCACAAGAGTTTATTCATTACCACAAAAATATGGAAACATAGCAAAAGCATATATCGTTCAAGACGAACAATTAAGAATGAATGAACAAGACGAGCCAGAAAAAATTTCTAATCCATTAGCATTGAATATGTATTTATTAGGATATGACGGAAGTAAGAAATTAACAAATTTAAATCAAGCAGTAAAACAAAATTTAAAAATGTATTTATCACAATACAGAATAGTAACAGATGCTATTAATTTAAAAAATGCTTATGTGATTAACATTGGTATCAAGTTTGCCATAGTAACACAAAGAGGATTTAATGCCAATGATGTATTGTTTAAATGTATTCAAAGAGTTAGAAATCATTTCAATATAGACAAATGGCAAATAGGTCAACCGATTGTATTGAGTGATATAGCATATCAAATATCATTAGTGGATGGTGTGGCAAGTGTAGTTCCACCACCTAACAATAATCCAGATAATGATTTAATAATTGTAGAGAATAAAGCTACAACATCCGGTGGGTATAGTGGAAATGTTTATGATATCAAAATGTCAACAAGAAATGGAGTTGTTTATACATCAAAAGACCCAAGTATATTTGAATTAAAATATCCCGATACTGATATCGAGGGTAGAGTAGTGGGAGAACTATAATGCATTATTTTGAATTTGGAAAAAGAGACGCAACAATTTATTCAGGTGGAACAACAGCATCTATTAACACAGGACTTGATGAGATATTAGAAATTAGAAAAGTTGTTAACAACGATGGAACAATTGCAAATATATCAAGAGTATTGATTGACTTTGATTACACTTACATTTCAGAATCTATACAAAACAATAAAATACCTTCAACAGCAAACTATTATTTAAATTTATATGACGCAACTTCTGAAGAAGTTGAAGCAGAACAAAATGTGTTTGCTTATATGGTAAGTGGTAGTAATTGGAAACAAGGAACAGGTAAACTTGACCACAACCCAACAACAGATGACGGAGTAAGTTATCAATATAGAGACCACGAACAAAAGACACCTTGGGTTACGGGTTCAGTATTGACTGACGGAGGAACTTGGTTTACTGCAAGTATGAATGGGCAGTATGAAGTAAGTTCATCCTATGGATTGACATTTGATAAAAAAGATTTAAGAATAGATGTAACGGATATGGTTAAGAATCATATTTACTCATCATCTAAATATCCAAACCGAGGCTTTATTTTAAAAAAGAATCAATACTTCCAACTGATAATACATTTGCATTTAGTTCAGGAAGTGATACTACGAAAGACGAAGCAAGTTCAGATAGATTAGGAAATCTAAAATACTTTTCTCGTGAGACACATACAATCTATCCACCTAAGTTAGAAGTTATGTGGGACGATAGTTCTTGGAAAACAGGAAGTTTATCACCACTATCATCAACCGACTTAGAAAGATTAAAAATATATTTTAAAAATTTAAGAACAGAATATAAAGAAGGTTCAATTGTTAAATTTAGAATTGTCGGTAGAGAGTTATATCCGACAACTGCATTTGCAACTACACCCGCAGAACTAAATATTAAATATTTACCAAGTGCTTCAGCATTCTATCAAGTAAAAGATGCTGAAACCGAAGAAGAGATAATACCATTTGGGACAGGTTCAAAAATTAGTTGTGATTCCACAGGTAATTATTTCAACTTATGGATGAACGGATTACAAGCTGAAAGAAACTATCGTTTTTGTATCAAGGTAGTTAGTGGTAGTGGAACAACAGATGAGCAGATTAATTTTTATGATGATGAATTTGAATTTAGAGTAGTGAGATAAACAATGCCATTTACATCAACAGACGACGCAGTTCAAAATTCCGAGTATTATGCACAATTTAGAACAGAAGAACGAGATAGAATAAGACAACAAATTCTTAGACAAAGAACAAACTTTTTTGATAATCCTGATTTTTCTAAAGAAATAACTCGTGATAATAGAGGATTTTTACTTTCATTCGAAGACCCACTAGCATTTGGAAAAGCAGATGAAACTGAGTTTGAATTAATTTCAGTTCAATTAAAATCAAAAAATTTTGTTAAAAAATTTGACAAAAAAATAGATAAAACATTTAATCATTTTTTTGACGGAGAAGAGTAATGCCCGATTATGGTTTTACAAAAAGAGAAATAAGCACTTACTTTACTGATTTGCAAACAGATTCTACATTCGGTAGAATTTTCATTTACAATACAGATGATGTATCATTTGAACCGCCTTATCTTGGACTAAAAGATTACATTGAATTATTTATTTATGATATAAATGATAAGTTTTTACAAAAGAAAACTTTAAAATTACCTACATTAACAGATGAAGACATTGACTTTAATTTGAATATTGGTCAACATCTAAGAGATTGTGGATATATTCAAGGTGATTATAAAGTATTATATAAATTTCTTAGAAAGATAGCAGGAGATGACTCACAATTTATAGTTGTTGATTCTAATGGACAAATTTACAATGGAAGTTATCAAACAGGACCTTCAGAAGAATGGGACAAGTCAACTGACCCACCTACACCACGATACTTTAAAGTTATAGACGATGTTGTTGACTTAACTAAAGAAGTATTTATACATCCATTTACATATAGAATAGATGAGGCAAGTCCAGATGGAACAGAAGTAAAACTATCTACTAACCCAAGTATAGACAATGCAACTTATGTAGATAATCTACAAAATGTAAACGGAGAAGTAATTTATTTTCCAGGTCAAAAAGTAAAATTTGGACAAGAAGGTGAAAATAACAAAATAACTGAAACAAATGTTTTGTCATTAATGTATGAACCAAGTGGTTATAGTTTAGGTGATTCAAGTGATTTAACATTTACAAAAGCAATGGAAGGTGGAGTATTAGTATTACAGAATTTTTTTGAAGCACTTATTCCAACTCACGGCGTTCCATTAGACCCACGAACCACACGTGGAATTAAAGGTGGTAATAAATTTGATGTTCAATTAGATAAATCACCATTAACTAAAGCTCTATTTGACGGAACAATAACAAGTGCTAGATTTGTAGGAACCTTCCCAAAACCATTTGCAGTATTTAATCCATTAGAAACTGAGTTATCACCAGGCAATACTGAAACAATGATTAGTCTAACAAACTATTACAAAAGAACCGCATCTGATACTGGAAGAAATACAAAATTTGAACGAGATGATGTGGTAAAACTTAAAGAACGATGGTTATGTTTAGGAATTGATAATCGTTCACAACATAGACACGGAACTGCAAAAACAGGTAAAAAACATACACATTGGAAAGGGGATTATCCAAGATATGTTTACGACAGAACAACGGATACTTGTAATATTGATTGGGATATGCAACAACCAGGTGTAGCCCTTAATGGTAAAATCGGTGGTAATAAAAGAGGATATCACCTTAATCAAAATATGATGAAGGTATATATTGACCTAAGACTTAAAATTAAAAAAGTCAATAATGAAAGACAAATTACAGTTGAGTCTAATATGAAAGACCAATATCATTATTTAAAAGAAAATGGATTTTGGGTTGTAACAATGGGTGGACAAGATATAAACAATTATAGTGATATAAACTTTAACAATCTTATCTCTGACAAGCCATACATTGATACACAAATTAATGATGTTTCTGATTATAAAACTTATTTAAAATATAAAGATGATGAATACTTAATCACAAATTCAAGAAATCAACTTGGTGAGTTATATTTAAAATTAAAACAACCACTAAGTCAAAGAATTTTAAGCATGATTAATGATTCTGATTTTAATCCAAGAGATGATGATACGACAGATATAGTTGAAGATGATGTTTATGGTTTTTCAATAGTTGAAAGAAGATTACCAAATTTAAGAGAAAAAATATCTTTAGTTCCTTCAGTCAAAGTGAACAATACATTTTTATACACAGCAGATTTAGATAACATAAAAGAGGGTGTCCTTCCAAAAGAAACTGAGTTTAAAACTCATACTACATTAAAAGGAACTGATTTAGAAGTAACTAATAAAATTGAAAAATCTTTACTATCAGGTAGTTTGTTAGATGTTCAACCAAATGTTGACTATCAAAAAACAACAACAGATTTACTAACAGAATTGGATGACACTGGCTTTGGAAACTTTGTAAACTTTTCAAATGCAGAAAGAAGACTTAAAAACTTTAAAACAAAATTACAATTAATTGAAAGTCATACTGCAGATAGTTCTTCATTGATAGGAGTTACGAGTGCAACTACACAAATAAGAAGTTTAGAAAATAAACGACAAAGAGTAATCAATTCATTTGACCCATATGAACATTATTTATATTTTGAAAGTTCATCTTATGTAAGTTCATCAAATGGATTATTCCACGATACATCTTGGCCTAAAGAAAACTCATCAGAACCTTATAAGTTAGTTCACACATCACATTCAACTGCAACAACTTGGTATGATAATATGATACTAAGTGCTTCTACATATGATTTTAATAATCCAAATTCATTAAGAAATTCATTACCTGAACACATTTATGCAGATACTGAAAACAATGTGTTCTTAGAATTTATGGATATGGTCGGACAACAATTTGACGAAGTTTGGATATATACAAAACATCTAACTGATGTTAACAAGAGAATAAATAACTTATCAGAAGGTATCTCAAAAGATGTTGCTCGTCAATATGCACAAGCATTAGGATTAGAACTAAATAATGGAAATGATTTATTAGATTTGCCAGCATATTTGTTAGGTAAAAATTCAGACGGAACTGATTTATATGAATCATCACAAGAAGAAATCACAGAAGAAATTTGGAAAAGAGTTCTTGCTAATCTACCTTTCTTTATTAAAACAAAAGGAACAGAGCGTTCACTAAAAGGATTATTAAATTGTTATGGTATACCAAGTTCTATGTTAAGAATTCGTGAGT